TCGGCTACGGCTGGGGCCGGATGATCTACGACGCTGGCGGCATGAAGTACGGGCGAAACTGCAAACCCAGTTGGCGGGTGACGTGGTGCGGGGCAGGGGCTGGCGAGTTGCGCAAACTGATGGGCTTGGAACCCGTTCCCCGCACCGGACACGACGCCACGAACAAGTTCGAGATCAAGGACGGCTTGGTCTACATCAAGATTAGAAAAATCGAGGACGGCTTTGACGTGCCTGTCATGTGGGACATCTCGGTCGATCACCCCGACCACACCTTTCGAACGCCATACATGTCCGTCAGCAACACGGAAATCGGGAAATACGGTAGTCCAGATGGCGTAGAGTCATTCATGGAGGCGATGCCTCAACAGAACCCTAATAGACTGTTGATCGCGGAGAGCACCGGAAACGGGTTCAACGCGTGGCGAACGATGTACTACGCGGCCAAGGACGATCCTTACACCAAGCGGACGCTGTTCATCGGCTGGTGGTCGAACGATATGAATCGGATCGAGAAGTCCGATCCGCGCTTCATCCGCTACGGAGCCGAGGCTCCGACTGGCGAGGAGCGCGAACGCGTCGCGGCCGTCGCGGCATTATACGACTGGAAGATCGCCCGCGAACAGTTGGCGTGGATACGCTGGCGTCAGGATCACGTCGGCGAGGCGGGGGAAATCTTCGCCCAAAACCAGCCGTGGACCGAAGAAGACGCTTTCCAGATGAGCGGCTTCTCCTTCTTCCAAACCCGCCAAATCGCCAAGGACATGCAGGTCATAATCGACACCCCCGGCGCGCGGGTCGAGGACGGCGGCTACGGGTACGCGGCGTACTACTACGACTTCGGCAACCGCTTCTTCGACATGAAGCTGCATCCGTTGGAGGACGATGACGACGCGCACGAGATTGAGCTTCGGGTGTGGGAGGAGCCGGTCCCTGACGGGAAGTATGTGATCGGGTTCGACCCGGCTTGGGGGCGGAACGAGCACAGCGACCAGCACGCGATCGAGGTCTACCGGTGCTTCGCGGACAAGCTGGTCCAGGTGGCGGAGTACGGGACGGCGAACATCGACCTACGCCATGCGTCGTGGGTAATGGCCCATCTGGCGGGCGCTTACACAGACTGCATGATCAACGTCGATGTGAACGGCCCCGGCAAGGTGGTCATGATGGAGTTCGAACACGTCCGAGAACTGCTCAACGCCGAGATGAATCAGAACGAGGTCCAGGCCCGAGATTGGGAAAATGCCCTGGCGAACGCGCGCTGGTTCCTATTTCACCGCGCAGACTCGCTGGGCGCTGGCTATCAATTCAACTTCCAAACCACCGGCTCCAACAAGCCCGAGCTGATGCACAACATGCGCGGCGCGTTCATCACCCGCGAGTTGGTCGTGCGGTCGATCCCGCTTCTGGAGGAGATGCGGACGGTCGTCCAAGACGGCGACAAGATCGGCGCGCCCGAATCCGGCGCTGGCGGCAGCAAGGATGACCTGGTGTTCGCCACCGCGCTGGCCGTCCGCACGTGGATCAACTGGCGTCGGCCGGAGATGCTGGCGCAGGGGTTGACGATGGATTACGTGCTGAAATCGGAGCGTGGGGAGATCGGCCAGCAAAGTCGGTTCTTGAAAGGCGTGGTGGATCGGTTCTTCTTAACGCAGGAACAGCGCGCCCAGATGGAAGACTTGCGGCCCAACTGGCGCACGGACATGGGACTCACATGAGCGACACGGCTTTAGACGAAGTTCCGCGCCGACGCGCGCCCCGGATGCGGATCGAGGATGGCGTGCCGATCATACCCGATGATGGCGACGTGGCGTTCAAGCCGGAGCCTCAGCCGCCGATTGACGCCATGGCCGCCGCCGTGCCGCAAGCATCTGACCACACCGGGACAATCCCCGAGGGGTGGTATTCACCGGACACGGCCCCGGACGACGGCAAGCCGGTGTGGCTCATGGCCCCGGATCACAGCGTGGTCGAGGCGGTGTGGCGGCACACACGGATGTTCGACCGTTTCGGCGGCGGCGGCGGCCAGTGGCGCGAGATCGGGTTCTGGGCGCTGCGGTTCAGTGGGGGGCTGAAGGTGACATTCAGCCCGATCGCATGGCGGCCGGTGAACGCTAATGTCTGACACGTCCTACGTCGGGTCCGAGACGCTGCCGCCGGATCAGTACCTCGGCCCGCGTCGATTCAGGATCGTGTGCGTCTGCCACGAATGCGGTGAGGAGTATTCGTGGATTACGACCAAGCCGGGCGGCAAGGATCGGCCGTGCCCGGTAAAAGCGTGCAAGGAAGCGGTGCTCGAAAGGGAAGTGGAGCGGCGCGCCGAGAATTTGGCGAAGATGCTCCTTGAACAGCGAGCGCCCGGCCATATCGGCGATAACGCGCAGGTCCGGGCGATCGACAAGACCGCCGAGATTGTGATGCAAGACCACGGCATGACCGACCTCAAGGACAACATCCGCACCGGCGAGGCGATGGCCCCGAAGCTTCCGCCAGCGATGCAGGCGGCGAGCGATAACTTCTTCACCGCCAATCCGCTCAAGGATCGCGGCGTTGGCTCGCGGCAAGCCGAATTGATCAAGCGGCGGGCGCTGGCCGGGGCGTACCGGGGGATGGCCGTTTCGCCGCAGGTCGTCGGCGGGACGCCGGGTGAGTCGCCGATGAGGCTCATTCGGACGGAGAAGGCCGCGAGATAGCTACTTCCTGCCGCCGTGGAGCAGTTTCAACTGGTCCTCGTGCTGCTGAGCCTCTGCCGCCGCGATGCGTCGCCGCATAATGCCGGCCTGAACTTCGGTCGGATCGTCAATATCCACATGCTCCACCGCCTCATCGCTATCGTAGGCTCCGATTTTAACCAAATCGAACGTCAACGCTTTGGCCTCCGCCGAGAACGCGGGCGATGAACTGTGGCTGTCGATCGTGAGGATCACGTCATCGTCCAAGTCGCCGAACGAGAACGCCACAGCAACGAGCCCCTTGGCTGGCGGGATGATCAGAGGGTTAGGTTTCTCGCCCTCCAACCCCGCCAATTCCTGCGGCACCCACGAGATCATCTTTTTCGCCTCGTGAACGCGGGCCAGATCGATCATACCCGCGCCAATGCCTTCCACGTCGCGCTCCACGAGCAGCGCACGATCCTTAAACCTTGGGCTGAACATCCGCACCAGCGTTTCCGCGTGCCCCGCCGACCGCACGCCGGCCTCGCCGTGCCCCTTCGCGATCGGCGGAAGGCCGCCCATTTCGTCAAACATCCGCTCGTATTCATGGAGTGAGGCGGCGAGGTCCGGGGGCAGTTCCGGGGCCATGTTTTTGACATCGGCGCTCGGCGACGAGTCCGTCCAGAACCCGCCAGGCTTGTTGAACCGCGAGAGCGCGACCTGATTCACGCCCTGCGACATCTTGAAATACTTCGGCGGGTCCTCCTGCAAGCGCAGCAGCCGGTTGATGCCGTTGATCCGCGAGTTTATCGCCTCCTGTAGCAGAGCGACGTTCACGATCTCCGACCGGCCCCAGAAATAGCCGTCGAGCCGGTTGGGGCAGATTTCGTGGAACGGATGCTTGGCCTTCAGCTCGGCCACCTCGCCGGGCACCGCCGCATCCCACGCCATGATGTTGGCGATGAAGTGCTTGCCCCAGATCAGCATGTCGTCGCCGATCAGTTGGAACGTGGCCCAGCCGTCGCGGTCGTCATCCCAAATCCATACCTCGTCCAGTTGCATGAAGCTCTGGATGACCTTGGCGGACATGTCGGGCTTCGGCCCACCCATCCAGTCCACGATGCCACGGGTGTTGTTCGGCGAGCCGCTGCCGGCCGGCTGGAATGGGTAGAGCCCGCCGACGATGACCTGTTTGGCTGAGCCGTCCGACGCGGAAAGCGCCTTGTTCTCGCGCATGTAGTTCTTGGCCTTCTTGCGCAGCATCTCCCGGTCGGGATTGCGCGCGATCAGGCGCTCGAACTGGTAGGGCGTGATCAGCGTCGAGTGGACGAACGCCTCCATGTCCTCGTCCAGCTTGGTGTGATTCTCATGCAGCACGCCCATGGACTCGGGCTGGATCAGCGCCGGGGAGAAGCCGCCGCGCTTGTACATCTGCTTGATCAGGGTCTTGCCCTTCACCAGCGACCAGAACACGCCCTCGCTGATCATCGTGTCGGTGTCCGACCGGCGGGCTAGGGTGCGCAGCCGTTGAGCCGCCGCCCGGCCCTTGGCTTGTTCAAGGATGTTCGGTAGATCGGGGTCTCCGATGTGGAACCGCAGCGACACGGGCGAGTAGAGCAGAGACTCCAGGTCGTCCAGGTAGGCGTAAGTCTTGTTGTAGATCGCCGGACTATCCGGGTTCTCGCTGCCAAACAGGGCGTAGTTCTTGAAATACGCACCCCGGTTCATTCGGTCGGTCTGCGACGATAAGCAATCGTTGGCGACCTCGCGGACGAACTTCTCAAGGTTGCGGCGCGGGATGTGCATGTTGTGTTATCCCACCGAATAGGGGAATGGAGCTGCCGGGAGGCTCTATTGACTGTGCCGTCAACGCAACTCTATTTTTCACCCGTTCCTCGGGATACGTGGTGTCTCCCGTTGTACCTCGCACAAGGATGCCAACCATGACCTCGGTTCGCCGGAAGTCGCACCGCAAGGGGCGCAAGTGATGACCTCGGTTCGTCGGAAGATGCACCGTAAGGGCCGCAAGTAGGCTCGGTCGGAGGGGCTCCTGGTCCTCCTGACGGGAGCCCCAACCCACTAAGGAGTTAGAGTGCCTGATCTGCCCGCACCACAGCCAGGAGGAGCGCCGCCCGCAGGCCTTGGCGCGCTCATGGCCCATCCGGCGGGCGGAACC